CCGTCGAGATACAGATCCGTATATCTAAAATATACAAGATCATAACCTTCAGTTCCGTTTCAAAGGAACAAGCTGACAAATGGCTTGATGCCGTTGTCAAGGAAGGTCCATCTCGCGATGTTATGGCACGTGCTCGAGAACTTATGATCCTCGGTGTTCACACCACTCATCGACAGCAAGCGGGCGGCATCTCTAACCGCCCTGTTTCGCCTATCGGTCTATGGAAGGTTTGTAATGACCGTCCCTCAACCTACGAGGCTCCCTTAAGTCAGGTCGAAAGAATAGCTACCGAGCTTTCTAGGCTAGATCACTATGACTTCTCTCGTTTCCCGATCTTAACAGATTGTTTCTGGCCCATAAAGCCAGAGTTACTTGATCTCGCGTCTAAGTCGCACCCCTTTATTAAGGGTATGCCTGTAGGTAAGATCAATGCGTCGCAGGAACCTGGAGGAAAACTCCGAGTATTTGCTTCGCCTTACCTCCTTTATCAGGTCGCACTTGCACCATTGCAAGCCGCGCTTAGATCGATACTTGATAGTATCCCCAATGATTGCACTTGCAATCAGGAACGAGGAGCATCCATGGCTGCCGATCGTATGCGAAACGGTGAAACCGTCTTTGCATTTGATCTAGGTAATGCCAGTGACCGTATCATGCTGGAGACACAAGTCGAACTCATGTACGAACTTGGTCTTAATGTTGAACAAATTCGTTTGTTTCAGCACGTATCACAAGCCCCTTGGCTTGTTAGCGAGGACTTAGTTAAGTCTGGATACTTTCCTGAACGTATCACTTGGGCTGTTGGCCAACCTCTTGGTCTGCTTCCCAGCTTTTCGGCGTTCAGCCTGCTCCACCATTGTTGGATCCGCGGTCTAGCCTTTTCTTTAGGCTATTCAAAAGAGTCTTTGAATACTCTTTACGCAGTCCTGGGTGACGATGTCGTCATATTTGATGAAGCTTTGGCGTCTGCCTATCGTGACTTTATGGAAAGTTGCGGTATCAGCATCTCGATCCAGAAATCATTCATTTCGAAGAATGTTTCTGAATTCGCCGGATTCACAATCTGGGTTGAACCTACCCCTTGGCAAGTTCAATATGATGTTGACTTATTTAAAGGCAAGTACTCTGTGAAAAGTACTCCTGTCGTCAAGATGGTGCGTGTTGGGAAATACAAATTTCCTAGTATTGCATCCGTCAAGAACCTTGTTTCACAACTTGGTTCATCTGTTGTAAAGGAATATCCTTTACGTCAGCGACTCGTTCGGGTTATCGAAACCTTGCCTAAAGCCTATGGTGGTTGTGGTCTCGATAGACCTACATCATATGCAAAAGCAGCGATGAGATACCTTGACACTCAAGCCGTTAGTATACTACGCACCAGTGTTTTGTCACCGATGAATAATCTACGTGCTAGTTTGAGAGATTCCTCTATCAGAGCCTTGTCTGCTCTGACGAATGAGGGTTTCTACTCCGGTCTCGGACAAGCAGTTGCTTATGG